CAATAATAGCATACAAATGGTTTTTCTTAAAAGGAGGTATTTCGTTATGGGATGGGGTAGTTTCTTTATTTTCGCACCTACTCGCTTCATTAGAAACTTTGCCGACAAAGTTGCTGAAGTTTTATCTAAATAATAAAGCAAAAAGTAAGTTTGAAAAAATTTCTGATTGTATCTACATTCCATTGTTTCTACTTTGGAATGTTTTTACTCTTGTTGTTGTTTTATTTATTGCTACGTTAAATCATACTTTCGTTGAATGTATTATCATTCTTGTTAGTTTTTGGATAAATAAAAAGACATTTGGAAAACCTTTCCACATGCCTACTGCAATTAGTTGTTTTATTGTTTCCAATTTAACATATTACTCATTAAATAGGATTACAATACCGAATGGTATATCTCTTATTGTATCAGTATCTTTAGGTATTTCTTTATGTTATGTAACCAGTAAATTCATAAAACGTAAGAAATTATATCGTGGTATGTCTTTAAACGAATACGAAAACTGTGTACTACCTATCTACGATAAAGGTAGTGTATATTATGAGATTGGAAGATTATTTTATGTTGAAAGATACAGTGAACAATGGATAGCAAATAAACTTTCTTATTCAGTACCTAGTATACAAAAGAAAAAGTATGAATTAAGAGATATAGTTAAAGGACGGTAATAGTCCTTTTTATGTTTTCTTATGTTTCTATATTTCTATAATTATCTTAGAAATGAGGTAATTTATATGATTGATAAGAGTACTTATATCCAAATGAAAAGGGATATAAAATGTCTTTGTCGCAAAGATTTATTAGACCTTTGCGATGAAATGGAATTAACACAAATTGAAAGAAACTTGCTATTAAGGTTTTACGATGGTGATATGGTACAAAGTGTTTGTATGGATATGTGTATATCACGTCCTACTTATGCTAAATACATGAAAAGAATTTTATCGAAAATCTATTATTATAAAAACACCCATTAAGGGTGTTATTTTTATTTTGGAGGCAGTTGAGGGATTTGAACCCACGATATTGGTTTTGCAGACCAACTCCTTCGCCACTTGGATAAACTGCCATTAAGGGAATTAATTTCCCTTTTATTATACTATAATTTATTTCACAATCCAAGCATTTTCTACTATTCTATCACGTGGATCGAAACTGTCATATATTATCCCATATCTTGAACAAGTTATGTGTCCGTTCATGGTGATAAGTAATATATTATCAGGATAATCTTCTGCCACTTCTCCCACAGTTTCTGCAAGATATGGTACTTCTTCATACTTGGTATTTAAATATCTTAATATGAAATCTCTATCATCCATCATTGTACCTTCAAATTGTGCAATATCGCTAAGATGTTCATATACTTCATCCCAGCTTTTTTCTGTCGCAACAGAAATACTGCGTACGGTACAATCATTCTCAAATAATCCTCTAACATTATTATTATAATACTTATACATTACATTTCACTTATTTCTCTTGCATATTTTTTGATTAGTTCCATTTCTTCTTGTGAACTAGCATCTTCTTTTAGCATATCAAAGAAACATACTACACTTTCAAGCATGTATTTTAAACTTTTCATTGTATCATCTTTTGCACCATAATCACCACGATCATAATGTTCTTTACCATCTAAATACATTTGATAGTTGTCATACATGTCGTCCATGTGTTTCTCACCACGATATTTTCTGTCTCTTCCTCTTTCCATATAACGTCCTCGACTATCTCTACGTCTACGTCCATAGGAATTATCATAATCACGTCTACCGTAATCATCCATCATATCATAGTCTCCGTACATTCCTCTACCAGAATTTCTATATCTCATGTTATCCTCCTTCTCTTTCCAATAATGTTCATTTGCGATATCTTTATGGATATCAATAACTTTATACAAGAAATCAACATTTTCACTTTTAATACCTTCTTTCAAGATATTATCAATTACTTTTTCTGTTTCTTCCTTAACTCTATTATGTATATCTTTCTTTTCCTCTTCTTTTTCTTCCATAATCAATCACCTATGCTTTCTTGATTATTGAGAAGTTTGCATTTTGGATTACTGGTACTTCTGTGATAGTTGCTGTTCCCGGTGTGGCATCTCCTGTTAGGATACTAGGTACTGATTGTATTGTTAATGTAGCATCCCCTCTGCAACAAATCTTAATCAATTTGTCAAAAGATACATTTACATAATCTCCAGTTGTAGTAATTTGTGCGATTACTGTTGTACCAGGAATTAATACACCATCTTGGTATAATCCTAATGCTACAGTACCAGCTACAGAGGAAGTAACATTTGCGTTAAAAGACACTTCATATAATCCACCACATAATATTTTATAAATTGGTGAACCTTCACTATGCTGTAGCCAACCTCCACAATTGCAATTAGCACTTCTTGTTCTTACGTCATCAACAGTAAACGTAACTGGTGCTGAATTGCTAGTTAAGGTTGTTATAGGTTCTAAAACACTTTGTATCATTAAAAAATCATTCCTTTCATAAAAAATAAAGAGATGGCTCTTGCCATCTCAAATTGGTCGCTTTCGACCAAATTAGCAAGTTCCTGTAATCAGGCTAGTCTGTTAGACCTCTTACTTTTAATAGTTTCCACATCCACAATTGTTACTACATCCGTATCCGAATCCGGTTACTCCATAATTATAGCAACAACTTGGATTTGGTACGATGTATGCAGGATCTGGGCATGGTTTTAATTGGTTAATCAAATAAGTGTTTTGAGCTTCTTGACTAGCCTTCAAACGTAACGCATTAATCTCGTTTTGTTGAGCAGCAATTTGTGCGTTCTTATCTTCAATTCTATTAGCAACAATTTCATCGTGTAAAGCACGATAGTTAGCATTTTGATTGTCGATAATATCACGAGTATTGTTACATAGAGTTTGTTGGATGTTATTAGTATTCATAGCCATGTTGTAGTTGATACCATCTAAACTACGTTGAGTTTGGCAGCAGCAATCAGAAATTTGTTGTTTTAAATCGCAACAACAGTTTGCTAACTCGGCAGTCAAACCATTAATACCTAATCTTGTTTCGTATCCATTAGTTGTGATTGCTTGATTAACCCCACTAAATCCTTGGCATAATGTTTGTTGAGTAGCTGCGAAACCATTTGTCATTGTATTATTTAATGCAAACGTAGAATCACATATACCATTAGAAATAGTGTCTAGTTTACGTTCGATTGTAGCAAAGTCAGTTGCTAATACATAATTATCGGCTACTCCTGAACCACCACCGAATCCACCATTTCCGAATCCGTTTCTTCCCCATCCGAAGATTAGGAAAAGTATAATTATCCAAGCATAATCATTACCCCATCCATTATTATCTCTTCCATTACCAGCATTACCTGACAATATTGCCACATCTGCTGGAGAAAGAACACCTTCGTTCATTATTTTTCCTCCTTATAAGTTTATTTATATCAAACTACCTAGGTTAGTTGATACCTATTTAAAATTACTCATAAATTCAGAAAATTCTTTATCAAAATCTTTACCTCGCTCTTTACAAATATTTCTAGCAAAGTTTTCTACCCCTTTTGAATCCCCTGATTGAGCCATTTTTATTAAATTATTGAATATAGGATTAGGTGTATTACTCAATAACTGTTGTGTTATTTGTTGAGGAGTTTCGTTCTTACCTATCAATAATTTAAGGTTTTCTATCGGATTACTCATATTAATCCTCCTTATCTGTTAGTTCCACATTAATCTTTTTTATTTGTTTGTTTATTGATTTCAACTCTTCCTTGAACGATTTAATGTCACTACTGAAGTCCAAATCTTTTAATTTGTTATCTAAATCTTCAAACGTTACATACGTTGGTGTGCTGGTTTCATTTTCGTCTACTACTGGTCTATATACGGTTGTTTTACTAGTACCGTCATTTTGTAATCTTTTTGTAACAATAGCACTTCCATCTGTCAATGGAAAATAACTTATACTACCGTCTAAAGGTATATCCATAGCTTTTACTACATCGATACTGTCCACTGACTTTCCAAGTAAAACTTGTTGTGTATTGTGTGTTTGAGGTGGTATATACGGTTGTGTATTTATCGGTTGTATAGGTTCTGTTGGTTGAAATCTTTGTGGTTGAGTATAATAAGGATTATAATTATTGTTAAACATATTCTTCCCTCCCAAAAATAAAAAGTGTTTCCCTTTTTATCAAAAGTAACGATAAATTAGGAAACACCTCCGATAAGATAAGGTAAACAGAAAACTTAATGATTCGTTTTCTAATTAAATTATATCTCTTTTTCGTAGGATAAAAATTAAATCTTTGTTAATAAAAAGTAAATGAAAAGTAAAAAAAGCCATAAGGCTTTTAATCTAAATCGTCAAAGTCATCATCAGCTATCATATTTCTTGGTGATAAGTCGGTATCTGTATAATCATCTACCAATTTAATAATTCTTTTAATATTAGCAAATGTTGGTACTTCTCCATTGTCATTTGATTTTGTTCCATCTCTATGCACTACTTCACATAATAACTTTTTACCAATTAATTTTTCAACATCTTTTGTTTCAAAATCGTCGCCATCTTGCAATCCTAAAGCAGTAGAAATTAATACACCCATAATAAATAAACCAGTTTTATTATTCATATCATATGTAGTACTAATTGTTCCACCTTCTGAATCTTGAAATGTTACTCTTAATTCTTGTGGTTTACCAACAGGTCTAAATTCTGCATTTGTAATCATTAACGTCCTTTGACCTTCTGGAACTATTTTATAATTATTTTTTAAGTTTAATTTTATCTTCATATTTTATCTCTCTCCTTTTCTTTTTTATTTATATATCCACTTGTATCCATAAGCAGATTTACATTTATGTTTACAACATCTACTTATAAAAGATGTGGAATATCCTAATTCTTTTCTAATTTTATTAATACTTTCCCATTCTCTTATTAATTTGTCATGTCTATATTGCATTATTGGTTTTGCCAAACTGTAATTTATATTATAATCACAATCACACCATTCTAAATTGCTAATATTGTTATCATGTTTATTTTCGTTTTTATGATTTACTTGGGGTAAATTTTTTGGATTTAACAAGAACGTCTCGGCAACCAACCTGTGAATTTTTTTGGTATGTTTTTTATTATTTTTGATTAAACATACTTGTAAATATCCTTTTCCATTTGAACAGGATTTTAATATTTTTCCTTTAGTAATGTAATTAACTTTTATTCCAGAAATATGATTTAAAAATCTAACTGCTGGTAACCTTTTTACCCTACCATAGTTAGAAACCTGATATAACCCCTCAAAACCTTTTATATCTTTCCATTCTTCATCTGGTAAGTTTTCAACGTTCAACCATCTTTCAGAATTAGGTGTTATCACATTTATCATCTTCTCCTTCTTTGTTTTCTAATAATTTATATGTTATTGTTTGTTTTAAATATTGTTCATATGCTTTTGGATGTTCCTTTTTAAACTTCTTATCATCAAACTTATTACTGATTGATCCTGTAAGTTTATATTGTCTATAAGACACTTTTGTTTCACCGTCTGAAAGCATATCCATCATTTTTTCTTTTATACCATCTTTTAATGTTTTTAATTCTTTTTGTTTTTTGTCTAATTCATTCTTGTCAATGACATTGTTTATTTCATCTTCCAATAATTTAGCACTGATACAAAGATTATCTAAATCGTTATCATTTTGCGGTTTACTTGTTCTGATTATGTCTAAATACTCTTTGTCTTTTTTCTCATCGAACTCGGGAGATATACCTGTTTCAATATAGGATTCCCACCAGTTTTCGCAATATTCTATCGCTTCTTGAAAAGTGATTAATTTTCCTTTTACTTCAATAAGAATATCTTTCAACTTCTTAACAACAATCTTTATATTTTTATCAGTTGGTTTAAAATTTTCAGGATGATTATAATCTTCATCTTGTAAAAATGCTACAATAAACACAATTCTATCAATACCTTTTAAATAACAATACTCCGCACCTTGTAATAGATATGATATTGGAACATTATTGTTTTCCCATTCCTGTGGTTTTGAACTAGTTTTACACTCAATGATAGCAGTTAACGTTTTCATATCATCTTCTGTACACACAGCATCCATGACACCACCGAAAATATTACTATCATTTTTAAAGTTATTGTAACGGTAATCATCGAAATTATTACCATAATATTCCTCGATACTCATCGTATTAGGAAATTTTTCTTTAACAATATCAATTAACATTGGCTCTATTGTTTTTCCAGCGATAGTATATTTATTATCTTCAAAAGGTAACTTTACTAATTTTGTTATTTCAGCCCATGCACCAAATTCTGTTTGATAAGGATTTAACCCTAGGACACTAGCCATGCGGTGTCCGGTTATACGCAAACGTTGTTTTGGTTCATCGATAACAATATATTTACCAGTTGTACCATAACTCCATTCTTTAGCCATTCTGCACCTTCTTCAATTTTTGTCTGACTTTTAGGTCAACTTCAAGAATATCTGCAGAAGATAACGTACCACTCATAAGTTTACTTAATGTTGGCGTTCCGTATGTGTCATCACCAGTTAAATCTCTAATTTTCATAATGTTTTCGCAGACAGCTTTAACATCTTCATCATCACTTTCTTCGTGTTGTTCCTGCGATACTACCTCTTTTTTGATTTCTTCCTTTTTATTTTCTGGAATATAAACAGGTACTTTTGGTTTTGATTGTTCTTCTGGTATATCATCTAACTCTTCTTCTTTCATTTCTTTTGGTGTGAAGTTTTTATAAAACCAGTTTCTGAAAGCAATTGAACTAGCACTAGTAACCGCTTTATCAATGGTATCACTACCTTGTGCAATCATTGTATATACTTTTTCTTTGCCAGTATCGATATCTGTTAAAATTGCTTTTGTTTCAACTGTAGCTACATGCTTTGGTGAACTACCACTAGGTTTAACTAATTCCTTATCAAACGATATAACATTTGTTACATTGAAAGTAAAATCTAATCCTACTTCTATAGCACAATCTTGAACTGCATTATAAAATTGATCGATACTATAATAATCTTTTCCACCTAAATTGTTAGGCATTACTTCATCGTACGTGAACTTACGTTCTCTGATTTTTTTTCTAAACTCATTTATTTTATGTAATAATGATACATTACATAATTTTTCATCATTTAATTCTTCTTTCGTTATTGATTTTTGTTCTTTTACTTTTTCCATTAATTGTTCATTTTGTTCTACACTTTTCTGTAATTTTTCTTCTAATTCTTGTTTTGTTGCCATTTTATCTACCTCATTTCTTTTTTCATATTCTTTTATTATTTTTATTAATTCTGATTTTTTTGTTTTCTTATCTATTTCCAAGCCATAATCTTTGGCTTTGTCAAGTAATTCATCTTTCTTGTAATCCTCAATTCTCTTTATTCCAAGAAAATCATTTACTCTTTGCTTTGCTAAATCTATATACCATTCTTTGTTTATATCATCTATTGTACATTCATTAGCATTATCTATTATAGGATTTGGTGGTTGGTTAGCTAGACTATCTCTTCTACCATTAGGTTTTACTTTTATTATCGCACCACTTGGTTTTATACCAGCATAGATACGATTGTTTCTTTGTAGTTCTATATCTCCATTTTCGGATTCTTGTACACATCTTTCATAAGTGCTACCTAAGTGAGAAACCATTTGAAAACGGAAAATATCATCACAGTCGTTTATTGTTTTTTCAACAGGAATATCGAACAGTAATCTTTTTAATATTGCTTCGGCTACGATTGACAAAGAATTTGCTTTGAAATCATTCACAACATTAACGTCTAGTGTACCGTCATCTTTTATATTTA